AAATTGTGTTTGTGTTAAAAATAAAGATGGATCTAGTAAACCGTTTACAGTTAATATTAATGATTCTCGTTATTTAAGTGGTGAATTAATTCCTATTGCTAGAGGAATGATTACGGTTAAAGATAAAAATAATAAAATTTTTAAAGTTTCAGTTAATGATCCTAGATATTTAAGTGGCGAATTAATTCCACATTGTAAAAATAAAGCAGTAGTTAAAGATAAAGATGGTAATAATTATCAAGTTGATATAAATGATCCTAGATATTTAAGTGGCGAATTAGTAGGCACGTCAAATGGTAAAATGAATATTAAAGATAAAGATGGTAATAAATTAAGAGTTAATAAAGATGATCCTTTTTATAAAACCGATGAATTTTACTGTTTTTCAAAAGGCAAAATAGGAGTTAAAGATAAAGATGGTAATAAATATCATATAAACAAAAATGACGAAAGGCTTAAAACTGGAGAATTAATTACATTTACTAAAAATAAAACAGTGGTTAAAGATAAAGATGGAAATACTATGCAAGTAGATGTTAATGACCCTAGAATTAAATCCGGAGAATTAGTAGGTATAGCAAAAGGTAAAATAAATGTAAAAGATAAAAATGGAAATAAATTTCAAGTAAATAAAGATGATTCTCGTTATTTAAGCGGTGAATTAATTTCTATCGCTAAAGGAAAAATTACGGTTAAAAATAAAAATGGAAATACATTTCAAATAGATAAAAATGATCCTAGATTTTTATCTGGTGAATTAGTAGGTATTCGTTCTAAAAAATTTAATAACTAAAAAGACATTCAAATTTGAATGTCTTTTAGAAGAGAAAATTATAATTATTACTCAGATTCGTCGAAAAATTGTGCGGCCTTTTTCTTAGCTTTGTCTAAAGCATCAGTTTTGCTTTCTGCCGGTGCTTCTTCCTTTGCTACTTTTTTAGCTTTAGTCTCAACTGCTTTAGGCTCTTCCTTAAGTTCTAATTTTTCGTCATTAGCATCATCGGACTCAAAAATTTGAGCAGACGTTAAAGGTTTATTAGCCGGCGCTTTTGGAGCTGCTGATGCATCCGATGCAACAAATGATTTTCCAGATAATAGAGCAACAATTTTATCTGCTTTTTCTCTTTGTTCAGGAGTCCAATCTTTAGCTTTCCAATCTTCCAAATCATGAGATCTTGATTTTAAATATTCAATCACTCTTTCTTTTTCCGATGCAGAAATTTTCCCATCTTCTGATACTATCAACTGTTTTCCAGCAATAGTTGCTGGTTCTGGTGCTTCGAAATAAGAAGCATCATAGTTATAAAAATTTCCAATGTCTTGGATAATTAAAACTAAATTAGCTCCATGTACTAAATCTTCAACTGTACAAGGTTTACGTGCTGTTGACATAGCTTTGATTTTTTGATAAATCTTAAAGCCATAAGGAAAAATAAAAATTTTACCTTCATTCTCAGGTTTCTGTTTATCTTCAACGACTGTCACGTAAGCATAATACTTAGTAGAGCGATTGATTAATTTTGCCTTTTCTTCGTCTTTTGGATCTTTTGTTTTCTTTAATGTCCAAAAAGCTGCACATAAAGGGCATTCTTTTCCAATGTCTGTGTTTTTTAAACAATCGAAATAACCTTGTAAATCAGGATTTGATTTAAAATCAGCATAGTGTATATGCTTCTCAACTGCTGTTGATTTGATCTTTCCTTCTTTTGTTAGGTTAGGTAGAAATCTAATTACTAGTTCTCTTTTACCGGATTCCCCCTCTTCGAGCTTAGGTCTAAGTAACCCATCATCGTTACCTTTTTTTCTGTCTTGTAAATATGCATTTGCTTCAGTTTCACCTAAATTAAATACGTCTTCATTGTTTTTCATGCTATTGATTTCTTTTTATGATTTTTATTGTACTTTATATTCTAAATCTAAGAAATAGTTTAATTTATTTTTAAACAAAAACTGCACCCAATAGGTGCAGTGGTCAAATAAACCTTTGACTTGGCAGTGCTCTTCTACCTTTGGTAGATGCTTAGTATATATTATTTTAATTTAGTAATTTTAATATTTTGTAATTTATCTTGTTCATCTATTACTATTTCATTTTCATTTTCATCTGAAAAATTATTAGAAAATAATACATAAGCCTTTATAGTTCCTTGCCAGTTAACATTTTCTTTATTAATAAAAGCAGAGAGTAAAAAATTAGATCCATTTCTACTTCCGAAATTTAATGCAGATTGTTTATCATAACTCCATGATTCTCCTACCATTTCTAAATCTATATCATTTTCGGATTTTGCTTTAATACATCTAAATACAGGAATTGGATTAGGAAGTCCATTAAATAATTGCATGATTTTATTAACATATTCATTTGCTTCTTTTTCTGTATTGAAAAAATAATCGTCAGTAAAATCATTTTCTATATCTGAATGACCAGGATATAAATCTTTGTCATTTGAAAAATCTATATAATCAAATATGGTTTGTTTATCTAATTTAATATCATAATTGTTTGATTCTTTAAATATTTTCCAATCTTTTAATGTAGTAATCATATAACTATATATTTAATAAGTGATTTATTTTAATTACATCAGAAAGACACTGAATTTATTTTAATATATAAGCTATGAAAATAGAAGATAGAAAATATGTTGTTTATCAAATTATTAATAAAATAAATAAAATGATTTATGTAGGAATACATAATACATATAATATCAATAAAGATAATTATATGGGTTCTGGTAGAGAAATTAAAAAGGCTATTAAATTAGAAGGTAAAGAAAATTTTAAAAGAGAAATTCTTTTTACTTATGATAATGAACGAGAAGCTTTAAATAAAGAAGCAGAAATCGTAAATGAAAATTTTATTGCTAGAATTGATACTTATAACATTATTGTAGGTGGCGGTAAATTAACAACTAAAGATTGTATACTTGTTAAAAATAAAGAAAATAAATGTTTCTGTGTTCATAAAACTGATTCTAGATTTTTATCCGGAGAATTAGTAGGCATTGCTAAAGGAAAAATACCAGTAAAAGATAAAAATGGAAATACTTATCATGTATTTAAAAATGATCCTAGATATTTGTCTGGAGAATTTTTTCATCCTACAAAAGGTAGAATTATGGTTAAAGATAAAAATGGAAATTTAATGAATGTTTCTAATAAAGATTCTAGATATTTATCTGGTGAATTAGAACACACTACAAAAGGTAAAGTAGTGGTAATAGACATAAATGGAAATATTTCACAAGTATCTAAAGATGATCCTAGATATATTTCTGGAGAGTTAAAACATAATTCTAGTAGATTTATTATTGTTAAAGATTCTAAAGGAAATAAATTTAATGTATTAAAAAATGATCCTAGATACTTAAATGGCGAATTAACTGGTGTTTCTAAAAATATGATAAGTGTTAAAGATATAAATGGAAATACATTACAAATATCTAAAGACGATCCTAGATATATTTCCGGAGAACTTGTTAGTATTAATAAAGGTATGGTGGCTGTTCAAGATAAAAATGGCAATAAATTTCAAATTTCTAAAAACGATCCTAGATATATTTCTGGCGAATTAATTTCAATAAATAAAAGATAATTATTTTGATTCTTTTTTAGGTTCTACATTAAATAAACATCCTTTAGCAGAATAAACAAATTCATAATCTACAGTAAATTTTACATCGAATTTTTTAAGAACAAGAACACAATCCGAAAGACATTCACCATTATATTCGTGATCTGCATTAGTTGGATCTCCAGCTCCACCAACTACTATACAATGTCGATCTGAACAGCCTAATCTAAATGCCCATGAAGCCATTTCTTTGGTAACATAGAACCATTTGTGCTTTCCATCAATATAAAGCCAGAAATCTCCATTCTTAGTCTGACGCATCCAACCTGCTTTTATGTTAGACCATTCCTTCTTAATTTCTATAGCCTTCTCAGGAACAAAAAATGAATCTATTTGTGATTCTTCTAATTTGCCGCCATAAGTCTTTTCTATGTTTAGTGCTGTATTAGGCCATTGGAATATTGTAGATTCATTCTCTTCTTTGTGATTATCCCATATTTGGAATACTCTATCGAACTTGCGACAGTACTTTCTAAGCTCCTCTACATATCTTTTAGTGAAGAATTTAGAAAATGCTGACTGTACGTCGCAAATAATAAGATCCCTTTCCTTTCTTTTCTTGGATTCTTCTATCAATTTCCACTCTTTTAAATTAGTAATCATAATACGATGTATTATATATCGTTACGATTAATTATATCGGTATATACAAGAAACATAGCATCTACTATATCTGATATTGGCGCAGGAATAGATTTTAACAACAATAATTCACTTCTATGAAATTCTAAAATCGATACTAATTTACTTTCTTTTTTAGAATGAAATAAAGCTCTTAAAATTTCATGTTTTTTAAATTTACCGCCACTAATTCCTTGGTCATTTTTTGATGGTTTTTTCTTTTCTCCTGGTCCATATACCATAACACATATTTTAGCCTTTAATGAAGTAGGCGGAACTACTGTAAAATCTATAAAATTCAATTTAATTAATTTTTCTCTCACTAAAGTTCCATAACACACTAAATCTATTAATTTTCCTGCTTGTGAAGAATAGCTATAATTTTCTGTAGACACATAAGTTTCTTCTGGCTTGCAATGTTTTAAAATGTCTTTAATTATTTGGTCAGTTACTTGCCCATATTTAATAATTTTACCTATTTCATTATTAGAAAATCCATCTAATTTTAAAACTTCATAATCTCTATATTCAACAAATGATAATGTTCTATGCCATTTAGTCAATTTATCCGTGTTTTTGTAATTATAATAAAATTCTTCGCCATTAGCTTTAAGTATATAAAGGCCGGTAGAAGAAAGTGATGTGTCTATTCCTACATAATTGTATTTCATATACTGTATATAAAATTAATCAGAGCTCCAGCATTATTACAATAACAATAATTTTTTAAATATTTAATCTCTAATTAATAAAAATTATTCAGTTTTAAATATCATTTTAAATAATATAACTCATTAATTTTCAATTAATTAGAGTTCATTAATAGGTAAACAAAATCGTCATTTTTTGATATAATATTAGAGGATAGGTCCCGCTATCTGTAAGCCAAAAATGGGAATGGAGAAATCTGTTCCCTATAGCTTTTGTTTAAATTTCATTAAACAAAATTTCATTCTTTTTATAAAATACACATTGAGAGTTTTTGCTCGATTTTTCCTCTATAAGGTCAATTCTTATACCTTTGAATGAAATCGATTGCTGTGATCAGGTTATGTTATAAATAATCTCGTCGGCTGAAAAAATGGTGTTAAAATATTAAATGAACGAATTCCAGGCACTGTCGATGATAGCTGACAACCTGGCCCTAGTAATCAGTTATAAATTCATTTAATAAACTTTCGGGACGAAGACAACACACATTATACTAGACAAAAAGAATTCTGTAGAAAAACTCAGATAGTAGTCTAGAACGGATATATTCTCTAAAATGTTTTGGAAGAATTTTAAACTAATAATTTAATTTTAACTTCCCTAACTACTAGGGACAAAGCTATCATTTGCCTAGTTTCTAGTCTATTTTTCCTGTTGTTTTTAATTGATTCAATTTGTTAGTGCCATACCACATTTGCAAAATTTTTGCTTTTACTGTAGCAATTTCGCCTATAGAATAGGCAGCACTTTTATTTCTTGGTGCAACCATTACTGTCATGTAAACTATACTTCCATTAGTGATGTCGTTAGGATTAGACACTTGATTGTATGTTCCTGGAATAGCATTAAACACCGCTTCAGTCTTTTTAATCTCTACTGGATCTTGAATAACATCTATTATGTTAGTTATTTCCCAATCTTTTGCATCTAGGACTTCAGGTTTATTGCCTTTTGTGACCATAAGTATTTGATTCAAAGGATCATTAGCCGATTCTAAAAGTGCCTTATTGGCTTTAAATGTAGATAAAATATGTAACTTCCACTCTTTAATTGTAATAATCATAATATTATATATTTAATTATACATAAAAAAAAAAATTAATTTAATTTTATATAAGAATATATAAAATTTTTATATGATTTTTTCTTTCCATTTAAAACTTTATTTATTTCAGTTCTACTTATATTATACATTTTTGAATATTTTCCTATTCCTCTTTCTTCTGATATAAAATTATAATTTGTATCATAAACAAAAAATGTTTTTGCTTGTATACTAATTAATTCGCCACTTAAATATTTAGGATCTTTATTTGATATATTAAATATATTGCCATTTTTATCCTTAACATTAATCATTCCTTTAGTACATCCAACCAATTCTCCAGATTTTATTCTAGGATCATTTTTTTGCACATTGAAATTTTTTCCATTTTTATCTTTCACTGTTGCCATATTTTTAGTTATTCCTACTAATTCACCATTTAAATATCTAGGATCATTAATATCTATTTGAAATGTATTCTTTTCTTTATCTTTAACCATTATACGGCCTTTAGTTACTCCTTTTAATTTTAATTTTATAAAAATTTCTTGTGTAACAGATATTATATTTTCATTATTATCTTTAGCGGCTATAAATCCTGTCCGATTATGAACTAATTCCCCATTTAAATATCTAGGATCAGTTTTATGAACACTACAAGTATTTCCTTCTTTATTTCTAACAGAGATTCTATTTTTAACATTTAATTTACCACCACCTATAATAATATTATAAGTATCATGTCTAGCTATAAATTCTTCATTGACTATTTCAGCTTCTTTTGCTAACATATCAGCTTCATTATCATAAATAAATAATATTTCTTTAATAAAATTTTCCTTTCCTTCTAATTTTAATACTTTTTTAAATTTTATACCAGATCCTAAATATTTATCATTCAAATTGTAAGTATTATGAACTCCAACATAGATCATTTTATTAGTTTTATTAGTTGTTTTATATACAATATAATATCTTTTATTTTCTTTCATAATCTAATTTATAGAGTGTTCTATAGTTAAAATACGCATGCTATCTATATATTAGATCATCCTCCAACCTTTTCTTTTCAAGTAATCTTCGTAGCAATAAAATATCCATTTAGCATCTAAATCTTTCATCTTGCACACTTCAGTCCCATTGATTGTTAATGTTTGTTTATCGTCTCCTTTTTTGTCATTTACATATCCTAACTGCACAATAGTTAATCTATCATCGTTGGTCATTGTGATTTTAAGGATAGATTCATCTTTACTAAGAACACATTTTTCTTGTTTAAGATGCTTATTTCCTCTATACCATCCTTTGACTTCTATAGGGTCTGCTTGCAATTTGTCGAATAGGGACTTTAACATACGATATATATTCTTTACAAAACAATAAAAAACAAAATATTGTATCAAACATGGAAATACAACAAAAGCCAACACAGTTGGTAAGAAGCACCGAATTAAACTCAGAGCAGTTTTTAAAATTAATTCAAAACGAAGAGCTTGTAGTTCAAGAAGATATACAAGGAGCAAAATTATGGATTTCTTATAATAAATCTAAAATGGATTGGGAAATTAGACCTAAATCTACAACAGGACATGTTTTGAACATGGTAGATTATGCTACCCAAAAATATTATAAATGGGCCTATGCATATCTTTTATGTCTTCCTGCTGAAGTGACTGATTTATTAAGAAATGGATATAAATTCTGTTTCGAATACTTTCCAGAAGAAGAACAAGTTCAACCGGCTAACATCATATACGACAGAAGACCTAAAAATGGATTGATACTTACTTGCATTTGCAAGTATAACAGGTATTATTGCTATGATATAGAAGAATTGAATGCTTATGCTAAACTGTTCGATGTAGAAACTTTGCCTATCATATACAAAGGGAAATTATCAGAAAAACAACTTAAAGCCATTACATATTATTTGCACACGGCACCTGCTGATTTAGATTTCCTATACAAAGAAATATCATTTGCTAAATTTTTCTATACATTATTAAATCCTCAATTAAAATCTTCTTATTTAAGAGATGCTGATTTTAATACAAATTTGGAAAAAATAATACTTAGGTTTTTAAAATCGGATGTAGAAATTACAATGGAGATTTTGAATCCTATGTATCAAAAAGTTGAACATAGAGCCGAATCAGAATTTAGCGATGTTTATTCTGTAATATTATTTAACTTTGTTCAGTGGACATTGACTCAAGATATAGATTCTATGGAGACTACTGGGACATCAAGAGATATGCTTTACATTAACATGATCAGCAAAATGTTTAATGCGTGGGTAGATAAGAACGAAAAAGGAATAATGGATTTTAAATTCTCAGTTCCTCAATTTTTCAATCAAGATAAATTTAAAATCAATCAGGATCTTATTTATAACAAATCTACTTTAGATTTAATAAACAAGCACTCTAAATTAGAATATTGTTTCAAAATTATATTGTCATCTTTTCAAGCAGAGAGAAAGAAACCTATAGGAATAATAAATGATCAAGCATTAGTTCATTTGAATGCTCAGGTAAGAAAAGTACAATTGAGAATAGAAGAGCTTTTGAATTGGAATAATAAATTAAGTGCATTTGCATACAAGCAAAAAGATCTTACTAAGTTTCCTAACATCAAGTGGGAAGAAACCGATAAAGGAACCGTACAATTTCCAAATATGACTGGTGTATTAGAACCTGAGGAAGATAAGAAGAAAAAAATCAAGCATGCTTTCAAGAAATAATGTCGGACATAGATGATATAATTCAACCGGATAACCTGGATGATAAAGGAAACATAGACTCGAAGCCTAGAGGTACCAAGATAGGGAAGAATAATAATAACACATTAAATAAATTAGATTCGTTGAGATTTTTATTGCAAGAGGATGATGTCAAGTTTAATGCTAATGATCATCTGCCTCAGCCTGGAGATTTTCCAGTGTCGCAAAATATAAAACTTGTTGATTATAATGCAGAAGATATTATATGCTTAGAGGAAGCTACAGGAGTCATAGATTCGATCATATTGAATTATATAAAATCCGACAGCTTATTAAATTCTGATAAGGTAATGAAAATAAAAAATAACCATATCAAGACATTAGCAGAATTGGATGGATTAGTAAAGTCTTGCAAAACATACAAGATAATGATTCAAGAAGGGATTGATGCTGGAGATATGTCTCCAGAAATGTTCAAGATGCATAAGGAATATTCCATGGATATGCGAGCGGGCATCGATGCAAGAAGCAAACACATAGAAAAATGCGAAATATATTGGAAGAATTATGCATTGATGTATGGTTTAGAGAATAAGGAAGAAGAGATTATTAGAAAGACCGAATCTAAGGAGGACGAAGGTCCTAAGAAAACAATTACTGACATAACATCTCTAAATGAACTTATCGAGAAGAAAATGAAAGCGCAAGCCGAAAAAATGGAAATCGATAAAGAGAAAAGAGATAATGATATTAAAGATAAATTAGGAGAAGAGAATAATATAAATCCTCAAGATGATGTTCTTTTAAATGATGCACCTAAAAAGAAGAAGAAAAAAGAAAAGAAAAAGAAAGACGATTAACTTTTATTCAACATAGACATCTCAATTCTCTACTTGTCTATGTTCTTGTCGAGAACCTCTCTTATTAATTACTAATTCCCATTTATCAGCAACATATACCTGAATAACTTCTTGTCCTTCAATAATAGATTTGACTTGAAAACTATCGCCGACATTTTCGTCTTTAGTCCAAGTAGCAATACCGATATAATTTCCATTTCTCCAGCATTTATACTTAGAGCCATAGATTAATATAGCCTTTTCATCATCTTTAGGATTTAATGACTTGATATAATCTACTAATTTATCAGTGTTCATCATAATGTATTTGATAAAGTGGGGCAGCTAGGATTCGAACCTAGGACAATCGATTCATAGCTTGTGACCACTATGCAACCGATGCTCTACCGCTGAGCTACCGCCCCATTTGTGAGATTAATAATTAAAATCGTGAAACATTTTACGATAAAAATGTGACATCTTTTTGTCGTGATTAAATGCCCAATCCTTTTCCGGAATAGATAATGCTTCAGAATAAGGTTTCCAAAATGCTTCTAAAGATTCGCCTACCTCGCAATTTTTTATAGAAACTTTAGGTAGTTTATCGTCTGCAATGATAATAGCCATGTGCATAGCAACGTTTTGTCTATTTTCATCTGGCTCAGAATAAACATGCCAAGGCTGTTTAGTGTAATCTAACATTTTCTTAGAATCATATTTAGATAAATCCAAAGCAGTCTCTTCCCAGACTTCTCTAAACATAGCTTGTTTTAAATTTTCATTATAATCTAAATATCCACATGGAATATTAATAAGTCCTGGCTTATCGCCATGTGGACCTCTTTTGCCTAATAAAACATAATAAATGCCATCTACTAAAAACCAAACATGTGCAACTATTGCAACTGACCTAGAAAGCCAAATTGTTCTTTCATCCTTTTTACCCTTATTGAGAACAATTACCTCATTTTGCTTATTTTTGAATTTAGGCATAATTTAATTTGTTAAATGATTAAACAAAATTGTATAATAGCTATTATAATACTTTAAACCAACATTTAAAAATATGGCAGCTAACACTAAACAAAGAAAAGGATTCAAAGAACGTAAAGCCCGTAACAGGAGATTATTAGACGAAGCTAGAAATCATCAAATGAACAAAAGAAATAACATGATTAGGATGATTCAAGAACAAATGCAAGCGGCTGAAGCTAAGAAAAAAGATGATTTGGCTAAAGACCCATTGCTACTAAATAGTGTCAGTGCTGAAATGCCTATGGATGGAACTGTTGTTAAAATGAGCTCCGATGAAAATGGAAAACCTGTGTTCATTCAAGATGAAGAAACACAAGATCAAGTTGAAGAAGAACAAGGATTTTATCCAGTAGAAGAAGTAGATCCAAATGCTTAAATACGTTGGTCTTTTAATCGAAGATGATATTAATGGGATGAAGCGTGCTATCAAATGTGCACCTAACGAGTTTACATACTCTAGGTATACTAATGATAGTATCGATTGGAATTGGGTTAAATCTTTTGAAGAATTTAAAAAATGGATTCTCAAATTCGGCATTCCTGAGTATTTTGCATTTGATCACGATTTAGGAACTGATGCTTATGAACTTTGGCACAAAAATAATGGATATATCGAAAAAGATATTAATTACGATGATTATATGACTCCTACAGGATACCACTGTGCTAAATGGCTTGTAGATTATTGTTTAGATAAACATATTTTATTTGAAAGCGAAGTTCATTGCCATTCTCAAAATACTAAAGGAAGAGAAAATATTGTAGCATTGCTAGCTAACTTTAAAAAGTTTCAAATTAAAAATGGAGCATAATATGAAAAATGAAATTCTAATAATTTCTGGCACAGATAAGCCTAAAACCAAAGTCAAAATTTTAGCAGACTATTATCAAGAAAGAATTTTTGATTTGTGTGGATTAGAATGTCCAGTTTTATGTTTGAATGATTTATTTTTTCCTGATTTAGAATTACAAGAACTCGAAAAGGAAGTATTAGATAAAGAATCGGAAATTGTTTTAGAAGTTGCTAAAAAAATTATTTCATGCCACAATAAAATATTATTTATAATACCTGAG